ACAGATGGATCAGATGCAGTAATACTAGCAGATGATTCACAAACATATTTAGATACAGTAGGATTGGTAGACTATAGTGGTGATACACCTATAGCAATCAATCTAGGTACAAACCAAATTGGTGTAGGAAGCGGTGGAGCCCGTTTAGATCTAAGCCCAGGCGCAGCTGGCATGAGAATCAATGCCGCACCAGATATGCGTACTAACAAAATAACAAACATGGGTGACCCTACAAGTGCCCAAGATGCAACTACTAAGAACTATGTAGATACAGCAGATGCTCTAGCATTGCCATTAGCTGGCGGTACTATGAGTGGTGATATTGCTATGGGTACTAACAAAGTAACAGGCTTAGGCAGTCCAAGTGACAGTGCAGATGCCGCAACCAAAGGCTTTGTAGATTCAAACTTTTTAGATCTAAGTGGTGGTACTATGACAGGTGACATTACAATGACAAACGCCACAAACTTGGTGTTTGAAGATGATCAACATGATATTGAATTACTTAATGTAAGTGCAAGTCAACCAACATTAGCTATTAAAGCATCAGCACCAGCAGCTAGTCAACGTAGAACAAGTTTATTGTTTCAACAAGATGACGGTGGAACTGTAATCAGTCAAGGTATTGTAGACTTCCGTCACAGAACCACAGGCAATGATGAATTTGAATTTGCACATCTAAGTGATGATGGTGCAACCAAAGAACAGTTCTTTAGCTATGTTAAAAATTCAAGCACAAAAGTAATAAATGGTCACAACAATGGTAACATTGAACTGGGTCAAGACAAAGCAGAACTAAGTTACAGATTAGATATCAACAGTGGACGTACCAACAGTGGTAATGTATTAAGTTCACATGCATTACGTGCAGTAACAGATATGAGTCAAGATTTAACAGAAGATCTAGCTAACAGTATTACAGTAGCATTAGATTATGGTACAGAAACTGTTACCAACAATGTACAAAACAGTATTACATTCCAAGCAGGTAATGATTCACAAACAAATACAACAGGACGTTTCAACAGTGAATATGCCAGCAATGGATATGAACAGAAAATGAAACTTATATCACAAAACAATGCAGGTTCAGATGGTAACGCTGCAGGTGATGCTACAGCCAATGGACAGATTGATGTAACAAGTGTGCGTTTCTTTTCAAACGTACCATTCAAACTACCAAGCTATACTGTAGCACAAGCAAACGCTATGCCACATGCAGAAGAAGGCATGTTGATATACATAACAGATGGTAATGCAGGTGCTAAAACACTAGCAGTATATGATGGAACAAATTGGAAAGTTGTAGCTCTAGGCGCAACAATCAGTACTTAAAGTTAAGGAGTCTCTACCATGAGTGAAAATGCGGATAACACTGAGGATAAACAGGCTAAAGTCAAAGGAAGACCAAGAAAAGAAGTAGACGTAAGTATACTTCACAAACTGTGTGAAGTTCAATGTACTGTCAAAGAAATGGCATACATATTGGGCGTAAGCACAGATACACTAAACAGGCACTATGCAGATGAAATTACTGTTGGTAAAACACTAGGTAAAATTGCACTACGTAGAGCACAATGGAGAAACGCAATTGAAAAGAATAATGTTACTATGCAAATTTGGCTAGGTAAAAACATTCTAAATCAAACTGATGCTCCATTAGATGAAGAAGCAGGAACTATTCTGCCTTGGACAGATTAATAGGAAAGCTAACATGAGCAAACAAGATGAATACAAGTGGGCGGAAGTCACAGAACAAAACGCAAAAGATATAGTAGATATCAAACACAGTATCAACACTATTAAAGATAATCACTTGCATCATATTGAGCGTGACATGTGTAAGCAATCAAAAGCTATTGAGAAGATTGACAACCGCATTTGGTGGGTGTTGGGCATCTTAGTAGCATCAACTGTAATAGGAATGATTAAAAATGGCTTATAAAAAGAAAAAGAAAAAGAAGTACGGCAAGAAGTAATGAAGATAACCCCACAAAGCCTTGACAGTTGGCGTATTATACCAAGACTGTTGATAGGCATGTACTGTGTAGCATTTTGGGATGCAACACAATGGTTTATGGGACTTGAAAATCCCACAAATGCACAAGCAGGCTTTGTTAGCACTATAGTAGGTGCAGGAGCAGCATGGTTTGGTCTTTATGTATCAAACTCAAAGAATTTAAACAAGGATAAGAGTAATGAAAAAACACATTAATGATGCAGAGAACAACAAACACTTGGATCAATACAGAGACGGATTAAAGAGACAAGAGTTTCATAGTTTCTACATCAAAGACGGAAGTTTACGCAAAGAAACTGTTGTAAGAGTATACTTTAGCAATGGACAATACGTAGACAGCAACAGCACTGAAACTATTTGTAATGCCTCTAAGTGAGATACAACAAACAATCAGTAATGATGCCGCCAGATTCAAAGTGTGTGTTATGGGCAGACGGGCAGGAAAAACATTTCTCAGTATGCATGAAATTGCAAAGCATGCAAGGTTTCCAGGCTCAAAAGTATTTTATGTAGCTCCTACATACAAAATGTGCAGACAGATCATATGGGATGATTTGAAGGAAAAATTTATAAGAGCCCGTTGGGCTAAGAAGATTAATGAAAGTAATTTAGAAATTACATTAATTAACGGCAGTAAGATATATCTACGCAGTGCAGACAATCCTGATAACTTGCGTGGTGTTAGTATGGATTATTTGGTTATGGATGAAGCAGCTATGATAGATCAAAAGATGTGGACAGAAGTATGTAGACCAGCTCTAAGTGACAGAGAAGGTGATGCACTATTTCTTACAACACCAAAAGGCAAAGGTTCATGGATATATGAACTATGGCAAGGTGCACACTCAGCAGACAACTATAGTGCGTTTCAATATTCAACATTAGCCGGCGGCAATGTAAGTGAAGAAGAAATAGAAGCGGCCCGTAGTGAATTAGATGATAAAAGTTTTAGACAAGAATATGAAGCCAGCTTTGAAAGTTATGCAGGCAGTATCTATTACAATTGGGATAGTGCAAAACATATACGCAAACAAGATAAAGAATTAAACAAGAATGAAATATTACATGTAGCAATGGACTTTAACGTAAGTCCACTAGTAGCTGCAATATGTAGAGTAAATGGTAATGAAATAAGTGTAATAGATGAGATTAGTATGGAAGGATCAAACACATTTGAAATGGCAGAGGAATTGCTGAACAGATATCCCGGTACCAGGATGTGGGTTTATCCTGATGCTAGTGGACAAGCACGTAAGACCAGTTCAAATACCAGTGACCATCATATACTAAGAAATGCAGGATTTGTATTGAAAGTTAAAAACATCAATCCACCTGTAAAAGATAGAATTGCAAGTGTAAATGCAAGTCTAAAAACTGTAGACGGAAGTGTTAAGCTAACAGTTGACCCTAAGTGTAAGAACTTAATTAAATGTATTAGCAGTCAAGTTTACAAAGAAGGAACACAAATACCAGACAAAAGTGGTAACTTGGATCACATGAATGATGCTATTGGCTACTTAGTAAACTGGATTAACCCTATAAGACGTGTACAAGATCCTGACAGGCCAAGAGGTCCTCAGATATTTGGACATTATTAAAAGGATAAATAATAGGAATAGTCACAACAACTGATCATTGTTATAAAGTACTACCTTACAAAGGAAAAAAATATGTTAACATTAGAACAACTAGAACAAACCCATCCTAGCTACTCTCAAGTGGCTGAACAGGCTAATTATCATTACAAATCATACGTGGGTGGTGAATTGTACAAGAATGGTAGTTACTTAACACAATACATTGGTGAGAATCAAGGTCCAGGCAATCAATACGCTAAACGTTTAGAGTCAACGCCTCTTGATAATCACGTACAAACAACAATAGATATTTACAGAAGTTTTTTATTTAGAACTCTACCAAAAAGAGAACTGGGTTTATTGGTAAACAATCCTGCAGTCAATGCATGGTTGTATGACACAGACCAAGAAGGTCAAAGCCTAGACAGTTTCTTAAAAACAGCAAATGATCTTGCTATGGTAACAGGAAGTGTTTGGATATTGGTAGACAAACCAAACTATGCAGTAGAAACACAAGCACAAGCAGAACAATTAGGCATTAGAGCATATGCCGCAACATACACTCCTCAAAACGTATTAGATTGGTATTATGAACGTAACATTGCAGGCAAGATGGAACTTGAATATATCAAAGTAAGAGAAAGTGATAATGATAGTTACACAATCTTTACATGTTGGTACAAAGATAGTGTATGCAAATACAAAGTAAGCAAAGATCAACAAGGCGGATATGATGCCATAGTTGATTTCAATGAATATGAAAACCCATTGGGTTACATTCCATTTATACATCATGCTCCTCTAAAGAGTCCTACAAAAGGTGTAGGCTTTAGTTTGATTGCTGATGTAGCTAACCAACAAAAGTTTATATACAACTGTGCAAGTGAAATTGAACAACATTTGAGAATCAGTTCACATCCTACCCTAGTTAAACCAACAAGTGTTGATGCTGTAGCTGGTGCAGGTAGTATTATAAACATGGATGAAAGTGTTGATCCTGGATTAAAGCCATATCTTCTTTCACCTAGTTTAAGTACAACTGATAGTATACTAAAAGCAATTAATAATGCAGTACAAAGTATTCAACGTATGACACACACAAGTTCAATACAAGCTACAACAGGTAGCCCAATGAGTGGTGTAGCATTACAAACAGAACGTCAATTACTTAATGCAAAATTAAGTGATATGGCAGACACACTAAAAGAAACAGAATATCAAATGTGGATTACATGGTTAGATTGGCAAGCATTAAGTATGCCAGAAGACTTTAACTTAGAATATCCAGAAACATTTGACATGAGAGATGAATTCTTAGAACTAGACTTCTTACTTAAAACACGTAGTAGTGGTGTAACTAACAAGATGTTCCAAGATGAAGTTAGCAAACAAATTGTAGCACTAACAATTGAAGACAGTGAACTACAAAGTAAAATATTTGCAGACATGGACAAAGA